GGGAAACCCTATAAAAAAGATTATAATCAATTAAATTGACTGGATTTTCGTGTTGAAAACAGCAATCTTAATTACAAGAGTGTTATTAGGAGTTTGAATTTGAGAGAGAATGAGCATAAAAATAGAAAAAAATGCCTTACATGCAAGAAATGGCGTGTTTTAAACGCAAATTTTGCATGTAAGGCATGTAACTACAAAAAAGCTTTAAAGCAGTGTTCTGGATGCGGAGAGCTTCTGCTTTTATTGCTTAATTTCTATTCTACTGATCGAGTCTGTAAAACTTGCTATAAAAAATACATGCCCAATGCGGTTAGTCGGTGATTTGACCAGAGCCAGGGCATGTTTGTTAATTATAAGTTTAACATAATTTTACGGCAACAATCCTTCTTCACCCTTAATCGCTGAATAAACGTGAGTTTCAGCTTGTCCTGATTGATAGCTCTTGCTATTTTTATCAGTTTTTGCTTGTACTAAAGCGTGCTCTGCTGATTCTGGAGAATCTCCAACTCCGATTGAAGCAGAAATTTTATGAGTTCCGCCTATATCAACGATTTTACTAAATTTCTCTTTCAAAGCTCTAATAAAAATTGCGGCATGCTTTGAAGTTGGAACTAATACATTGAATTCATCACCTGAACGATGGTAGCACTTACTATTCGCTTTGCCCACAGATTCGTCAGCTGCTTCTCTAATGGCTTGACCGGCTGATTTTAACGCCTGATCGCCTACATTATGTCCGTAGTTGTCGTTAATACTCTTGAAACCATTTAGATCCATGTGGATATGCACAGCTTGTCTTGGACGAGTTAGCATGTCGTTATATGCAAGCAAGTTACCCATAGTCGGGATCATTGTATCTCGATACAGCTGAGAATTAATTATTTTAAGCGTTTCAGGGCTAACTTCACCCTTTTCTACCGCTTTGCCTACATCGTTTAAAGCTTTTGCAAGTAAGGTTTCTGGATTTGCAATGTGACGGTAAAAGCTGGCTGATTTCTTCATGATGTTTTGTTTTGCAGTAGAATCTTCTAAAAACGCTTTTTTTGTTTTAACGTTTTCCAAAATTTTATGCAATTCTACATCAGTTAAAACGTGACCGTCAAGGGTGGCCTGACCTTCTTGGAAAACAAGTGATTGAGGATGAGACATACCTACTCTGTGATACTGGTAGGTTTGAGCAGACTCAGTCTCTTCTGGAGCAACTTCCGGCTCTGATTGCTCTTCAGCTTGCTCTTTATATTTAGAAGCGTCGTCAGCAGGAACGATTTCGCTGTAAATTGAGTTCTGAATTGAATTTAACTTTTTAGCCGCATGTTCCGTGTTTTCGCCGTCAATACCATCCAATATACCTGTATGATTCTCTAATACATGAAGCGAGCCAGTTTCGTCTATAACGAACTTACCCACAAGAGTTTTATGAACTTCAGATTGGTGCGGGTTAAAAGCATACACTAAATAAATTTCACTCATGCTATTTGTGCTCCGCCAAAGGGCGCATTATATACGTTAAATTTTGGAGCTTGGGGGTTGCTCTTGAGGGAATCTTGCATTGCAACCAGCCGCCTGTGGATTTCCTGTACAGACTCTGGGGGTACAGAATTCTTAGTGAGTTCTCTTTTTAGGGATTCTGGGTTTAAATTCTGCAACCAGGTTTGTGCATCTTGGTGAAGAGGTTGCTTTGCAAAATCCTGACCTTTATTTTTAACAATTTTGGCGTATTTTTCTAAGTAATCTGGCTCGTAAGCTGGTGGAGTAGGTTGGTGGTTAAATGTAAGCCCATGATCGAACAACTTAATTGAGTCGTCATTGCTAAACATATAATTATATTGATGACGATCGTCATTACCAAGCAAGTAATCCATTAGACCCATCTTATCTAGTTCCCCAGCTTCGCCTAGTTTATTCAATGTATTAATGTGCTTTTGAGACTTAGGTAATCCGTTTTTGTTGTCTTGAGAGTGTTCACCATCAACGGATTCGACAATTGTATGCATTTTACCTGTTTTAGGATGCATTACAGACGCTGTGGTGGCTACGTATTTACCTAAACCAAAGAAATCTTTGGCTAAATTGTGGTAAGCCGATTCTTTTTCTGAATCTCCAAAATTAGATAACTCAGCTTCAGGCTTGACAAACAGCTTGTTGCCAGCTGAGTTTTTAGTCCAAAAAGCTTCTGAATTAGTAGACTTATGTTTTTGGGCTAACGCCAACGAGGGGCTTAAATCCAACCCATGGACCATTTTCTTGGCGTCTGGGTGTAAGTTAACTCCGTGAAGTTCTGAGTCTATGATTGAGTCTCCAGCCGATTTGGGATCTTTAGACAAAGAGCTAAGAGCTTTTTCTAGTTTTTCGAACTTGATTAGTTTCTGCTTTTGCGTTTCAACTGAATACCAAAGACGCTGAAATAGACTTTCAGGTACCCCAAGAGTTTGCAACTCTAGATTCAAATCAAATTCAGGAGAAGATTCATATTTCTGAATTAATTCAATTAATTGAGATTTGTCAAAATCATTTTCAGATTTCAAAATTAAGGGTACACACTCTATATCTAACGAGCCGCCAAGCTTGATTAGGCTTGGGTCGCTGAATTTATTAACACTGGCAACAATATCACTAATCCCATCTTCTTCTTGCTTAACTGGAGCCAGTGGATCAAACAATACGTCTGATGTGGCATCTTTATTGCAAGGCTTAAGGGTTACCGCACAACATTTAAAAATAGATGAGACTAGCGTGTTGCCTTTGCGCTCTATTGTAGACCCCTCGACGCTAAACCTGGTTATAATAGGAAGTTTTCTAGTATAGTAATATCTAAAAATAGCGGCTAAATCTTTAGCACCCTGATGGCTATCTGAATCTAGCAGCTCAGCTACGATATAAATTAAGGGTACACCAGATTTTTCCCAGTAAAACAACTGCCTTTCGTCTTCACAATCTTCTGCGCTGTAAATCTTGCGGCCGTAAATTATGTGCCCAACAACGTCTGTTGGGGAATTAGACTTGTGCTCATAATTCAGGGTGGCGGTGCCGTCTTTAATGGCTGATATGTCACAACCCTTGACATTTAGCACTTCTCCGCTAGAATCGATGTGCTCAGATGCAGCAATGCCATCAATGATCATTCCCTTAGCTTTTTTAATTATGCCTTGAATTTTGGACAAATTTCACCCTTGTCTTAAAGATTATACGCTTTATATGTATGACTAAAGCTTACAAACCTCTTTGATGAGCGTATTCATCCCAACCTGGAGATTTATAAGTAACTTTGCCGCTTGAAGTAAACCCGTAACCCGGAAGGAGCGTTATTAGCGTACAACGTTCATGTGGGTGTAATCCCGACACCTTAGGGGATGGATCTCCTATTTTGTGAAATCCAGAACCTAGATCCGACACTTTCCAGGCTTTGGGAGTTACCCCATCAGGTAATAAATGAAGCCTCTTGCACTCTTTGCAAAGAGAGTTATCGTGAACACACAAAAAAGCCACTGTGGGATCGTTAATTCCAGAATATGCATTTATTTTAGTTATTGAATCTAAAATAGACACGTTTTGTGCCACTGTGCTTTCTGTATCAACAACTCTTTTGACGTCCGAGGTCAATTTACCCCAAACTTCATTCATCTGTTGATCTAAGAATCCCTCTAAATCGACATCTTCGTCTTTGTTTTTGTTGGATTCTTCAATAAAAGACTCAATTTTATTAATAGTTACAGCTTTAGCTTTTTCTTGAAGAGCCGTCAGATAGTCCGTGCCTACACTAAGCACTCTTCCCATTACTTCTTCATTATGACCAACACCCTCTGATTTAGCTGCCAACTTAAACAAACTAGTGACAGATAAATCGGAATTCAAAGAAACAATTAGGCCCTTAGCTGTCCCAGGAGGGGCTTTGCCTAAAAACCTAGCTTTAGCCTTAATAAAAAGCCGGTCTATAGCCGCCTCAATGAACTTAATAGCCTTGTTCGTCAAGTTCATTTTATTTCTTCTTAGGTAAGAGATCCTTGGTAGCTGCCTTAATTTCTTCTAGTGCGTCGGAAGTATCTTGCTCCCAACCTTCCATGAAGTGATTAATAACCCTTTTTTGCTCTTGAATTAATTTTTTCTTGTTTAGCGGTAATTTAGATTCCGCCTCGCTTTTCAAAAGACCCGCCGCCTGATCCACTCCACTAGCAATTTGTCCCTGAGCTTCTTGGCCAGCACCTTGTTGCGGTTGTTGAGCTTGCTGCTGGGCTTGTTGTTCCATTTGTTTTTGTTGCATCTCAAGTTGTTGTTTACCTTGAATTAATTGCTGATTTTGGAACCAAAAAGGATCTCTGACATAAGCAAATTCAGGATCATTAGCGGCGCCCTTAATGCCAAACATATGCTCTCTAATATATCCTACATGTAAGTAAGAGGCGATAGTTTGCTGCCATGCAGGATTAAGTAGCATTTTGCCACCCAATCCTTCGCCCAAGGGCTTCTTTTCGACCTTGGCCAAAATATCATCAACGGTAAGGTGAATATTTACTTCTGCACCGATACGAGCCGCTTCTTTTTCAGCGGTTTCAGCGTCTAATCCGACCATCTTGAATGTTGCAATTTTAGACAAATCTTCATCAATTAGCGGCAAAATTTTTGCGTTAATGAAGTTTTGGAAATGTGCGATTAGGGGGCGTAAACCTGTATCTCTAGCAGCTTGCATCTGATATTCAGTGTTTGTTTCAGATAAAGCTTGTGAGTTGGTTCCTTTTGAAAGGTGACCATACCCGGAAAGCTCTTCTGGGCTCATTTGGAAACCAGATAGAATAACTCTAGCATTTGAGTCTGAAAGATATTGATATTCCATATCTCTAGAGCTATTATCAATTGGAATCCAGCTAATATCGTCCTGAGTTCCAACACCAAATACAGGCATTCTAAACGCTGAACCTACACCATTAATTGAAGCATTGAATTGTTGTCTAATACTGCCAATAATTTCTTTGCTAACGTTTTCAGACTTAATCACGAACATCCCACGGCTAGCGCGGCCGTTCTGAAAATACATTTTATTGTGACTGGTAATGTTGATGTGAGTTGTTACTGCACTAATAATTGTGTCTAGTGGCGCAATTGGATATCCATTCAGCTCGATATGAGTGGTAGGATAAAAATTATGGACTAGACATTCTTCAGCGGTAAAAGCTTGTCTGGGTCTTGCATGAATAACTTGAACATAAGCATATTCATCATTCATGAACTTTTCTGGCACTAAACGCTTGTTTTTCAAGCGACCTAGGCTGTTAACGGCAGCTTTTCGTACAGAGGCCGCTTCATTTGAGAAGGGGGTTGCAAAATAAATAGTACCAGCATCGATAGGACGGAAAGAGTGAAACTTCTTATCAGAGCCAACACCAGACTGGATTACCTCAACTGCAATACGGCCAAAAGTGACAGCATCTCTCGCTGTCATAAATAAGAACTCGCCAAAACCTAAAGCTTTATCGTCCTTCCAGCCATTTGTTTTACCACAAGAAAGAATTGTCATTTCAGCCTTAGCGATTCTCTTTTGTAAGGCCTTCTTTCGGTCATCATCTAATGATTCAATCAATCCGGGCATTGGTTCAATTTTAAACCCGGTCGAGAAGCGATCAGGTTGAGGGCGACCAAATGAGGACATCATTGATGCTCTGGCTTGCACAATTGCCGCCACCAAGTCATCCTGGATTGAAATACGCTTCAGGATGTCGTCAGGTAGGAGACGTGTTTTCAGTTTGTAGATATTTGAAAAGTTAGAATTAATGTCTGGATCTTCTTCAAACGCCATTCTTTCAATAGTCTGACCAGGACCATTTAAAACATTATTGAAAGACTTTCTTAAAGAACCGCCTTCAAAAGAACTTGCTTGATCAACAATTTCCATGTAAGGATTGACACCCTTAGGTTTAGAAATTGAAGATTCGCCAGCCATGACCTTAAAAAGACCCTTTTCTTCTTTACCAATTAGAGACAAACTAATATCCGTCCTTTTTGCTTGTTAGGTGGCTGAAATTACAAGCAAATTTAAATTTGTATTCGATTTATTAACAACTGTAAGACTATAAGTAGCTCCAGTTTTCATCCAGACACCAGGGCGACTAGGATTCCCAAGCTCCAAGGGGCTCAATCTTTGAAAATCACCAGTGTCTCCGTTGATTCTAACGATACAGTTTTGATCGGCCTCAATATATAAAACGTTTTTGCTTTCAGAGTATATCAAAACACCAGTAGCACCGGGAGTAATGTTGGACTCTTGAGCCAATGAAACCGTAGAAACAAACTCAATAAAATTGTCAGTTACAGCAGTAATAGTGTAAGAGCCTTGCGTAGAAGCGACAAATCCAGCAGAAATAATTACAGTATCGCTGATTTGAACGCCAGAGCTGGAGAAAGCTCTTATTTGGCTATTGCTGGTTAAAGTTACAGTTTCAGATACTGCTTCAAAGACAGCGCCAGCAGCTCTAACAATAGTAATACTCAATCCAGACGCTTTGGCCAAAACAGTCCAATAGCCTGAGTTCAAGGGGCTAATAACTCCCGCCGCATCTCCAGTTGCTACGCCTGGAATGAAAATAGTGTCGCCAACTACGACACTGGTAAAATCAGAGGGAGATAAAGCTGGAACTGATAAAGTAACGGCATTATTGGCTAATACTGTGAAAGTAGCAACACAAGTGTTTAATGTAAGGTTTCTTCCTACACGAAACCCTGGAGTGGTGCCGCCTGTATGAGCAAGTCTATATAAGCTGGAGAATCCAGATAATAAAGAAAGAGAAAAAGCTGAAGTACCGTCAATTGTAGTAGTTCTAACTCCATCAAAAATTAACTTAGAGGCTCCTGGTTGAATTTCGTGAGACCTAGATTCAGGGTCCTTCACTTGAATTCCACTAAAATCTCTTGTCCAGTCGACCAATCTAAGCTGTGGGTTAGAATTTACGGTTCTGTCCGAAAAAACTAGTAATTTAGTGTAAAGATTGAGAGTTCCATCCAAGGGGAGCCGCCTTATTAAATAGTACTTTAGGGGAAAGATTAAAACCTAAGGGGTTATTCAATACTCCAAACAAACCTAGAGTTTGAGGGAGACTCTTGACCAGAATCTTCCGAAATCTCGGAAGTATCAGACAAAAAGCCACCAATAATACTTCTCATCTCTTTTTGAATTGCCGTGGCCTCGTCTTTAGACTTGGGACCTTGGCCTGAATCGAGAATTGAATTATCGCCAAAACTAGCTATAATTTTACTAGCTCCCGACGTTTTAACGGAATTCATGACAAAGTAGCGGAAGGAGTCGCAATTACCGGCAACAAAAACCTTTCCGTTTGTTCTGGCTAGAAAACCACCCTTAGTTGTAGTAACACAATAGACTCTTTGGTCTGGTTTCGAATCAACTTCAACAATTTCTTCTTTAGCTAAATGAGTAATAGGCTGTTTTCTTAAAACGTTGCCGCGATAAATTTTACTTGTACTTGTATATATTTTCCCATTTAGTGGAGAAACCATACTTCTCCCTGCTGCCATGCAATCATAAGAAACAATCCGGCATCCAAATCCTAGGCTAAGCGTTAGGATTTGGATGCCATCAATTAAGTCTTTAGATATAGAATCATAGTGCCATGCAGAGTTGGTCCTACAGCCGTCTCCAGCCATATATCCATCCCAAAAAGATAGTCTTTCGGCGTGAGTCATTTGCATGACGGTCTCTATTTCTAGTTTTTTACTATGGCTATGTTGGCCCATAAGCTTGAGCCAATTTTGAGCACGCTCCTTTTGACCACTAAAAACAAATCTAACACATTCTGTTTTTTTTCCTATGGTTTCGGACCAATTCCAACCTAATTCAGTCGCAAAAGACCTAACCTGATCTTGTTGGGGTTTCTTTTTTTGGTCTACTATTATAAAAGTAGGCCTTCCTGTGTCAAAACAGCCTTCGGCCAACCAAAAACCAGCCATCCAAGCCTCTTTATCTCCTTGAGGGAAAACTCCTGGACCTTCTTTCCATTCAGATAAATTATTCGACCAATAACTCTCAGCTGGTAGCTCAGCTACGGTTTTTTTAATTGTCTTCTTAACTTTATTCTTTTTCCAATTAGCTTGAGTAATAACAGAGTGGAGATGTCCTTCGGTTGCAGTCCATTCCAAGTGATTATGATTTACCTTGAATAACTTACCATTATAAGGCTTATTTATTACAGATAAGGGCTTTTCCCAATTACCCCTGCAATCACTGTCTACAGCCATAATTTCATCATTTTCAGAAACTACAGCCAGAGATTTCCATCCTTTCTTGGTTAAAACCTCAGTTTCTGCTGTAAAACATTCGTCATCGTTTATTTTAGAAGGTTTTTCTGAAATATTACCAGCCAAGTCCGTCTCGAAATGGTATGTTTCTAACCTAGAAAGTAGCAGTTCTATTTGATTAGCTTCTTTTAAGAAAAATAAAGATGGACTACCTACTGCTGGCTGTAGTTTAGATCTAACAATTTCAATACCAGCCTTAACTGAACCTGCATTTTTAGACCATTCCTTGACGTGAAACTTACCTTTGGTGGCGAATGTCTTAGCTGAAGCTGGATCTTCAGGATCGGCAAAAACCGTGGGATTTAGTTTAGAAAGATGCGAACAAGCTAAAATCTTGTCATCTAATTCTAGATTGGCTCTGGAAACCACATCGCACACAACTAAATAATTACCCCATTTAAATCCAGTGACAGCGACGAACGGATGGGTAAACCCAAAGTCAATTCCAGTAGAAAATGCCGCGCCGTTAACTCGGAACCATTCGATTATAGAGTCTCGGGTCATTGGTGATGGAGGTGGTTCACCATTGCAAATTTGGAATATTTCGTCTGCTGTTTTAACGTGTTTCTGGCGATTTAGTTTGGGGTAAACTAGACCAGCAGAACTAGGTGAGCGACACATTAATTGAGTAAGGACATCTTCTAGCGATTGATCTACGATTTTCGCCGCGATCTCAGCAATAGGAGACAACATCGGGCTATCGGATTTCTGATGTGTAGCCAATCTTGTCTTGCAAATGGAGAATAGGGGGCATGTCTTGCACCCAGCAAACGCTTCCTGCTTGACAAAGTTCTTTCTAGAAACTTCATCTAAATTCTCAAGCTGCTTATCATCAAATACTTCTAAGGTCTGGTCATTGATCCATAAATCAATCTTAGGCTCTTCTGGCTTATGTCTATCAGCTGGACATTTCTCAAGAACATCAACGATGTTCCAATGCCTTACTGCTAACTTTGTTTTATGAGCTGCGTCTAGTTCTTTTTGCACTAGACCGTAACTAAATTTCCTGGTAGAAGTAAGGAGCGTAATAGGTAACATCCCATTCCTAGCTTTAGGAATGTTTTTTGATTCTTTGTAACCTCTAACCCTCTCACCATCAATTGTGTCAATTTCGTCACAAGCAAAAAATTCTGAATGCAACCCGTTGGCCCCTTGTAGAGAGCAAATAACAATTTGAAGAAAATTAGTAATTAAATCATAGTTTTGCTTTTCTGATTCAGATAAAAGGGCGAATTCAGACGCTACGATATTGTGCTTGGTTTTTTTATGCTCATAACGAGTTATTTCGATACGCTTTTTATTTTCAAGTGTTTTGAAATCCCTTAAAAAGGGTAATTTCATAAAATTAATAACATATTCTTGAGATCTGTCGGACTGATCTTTAGTCGCCGCCATATGTCCGACATTTCTTTTAAGATGGAACATCATCAAGATTTCTAATATAGATGATCCGAGAGTTTTACCCCCACCTCTTGTGGCATACGCCATTACTCGACTGAATCCCTCTACATCATTGTCCCTGGCTCTTGAATATAGCTCCCAAATCAAGTCCATTGGGTTTGAATTAGATTCTTCAGAGACCGTGCAATTAGGCAGATCTATCTGAAGGTAGACCTTAATCCACCTATGTAGCGCCTCTTTTGTTTCAGCAGGCACAAACAAGATTTTTTTAAGTAGGTCTTCCTTACTAACGGCCAAATTATACCCCAAATTTATAATTATGCAATTTCAAATCCAATCCAGTTA